ATATCATCCAGATTATTTAGATGACTTATATCAAGCAATACAACAAGAAAGAACTGAAGAGAATCAGTTCCTAACTTCATTACGAGATATTTGGTTTACAGATATTAATATGGAATTAGAAGAAGATAAAAAACTTATGGAACTATTAGGTGGTAAACACTTATCAAGTAAAGTAACTGCTGTAGGTTCTGAAGTTCGTGGTATATATTATTGTGGTGATAAACAACAACCTGGTTATTCTGATTACGAAGATATTACAATTAAACGAATGAAGTTTGAATCAATAAACGAACAAGAATGTGCTGAGTTAGTTGAAGAAATTAAAAACTATCAAGATGCATTAAATCCTTGGTCGTATGATGGTATCAATGGAAACTATGGTGGTCCTGAAAAAACTTGGTACACTATTGAGATAGTTCCTATTAAACCAGATTCACCTATTGATACAAAAATTTTAGAGGCACTTCCTAAACTACAAAAGATTGTAGATACAATTACAGAAGTTGGTAAGTGTACTTGGTTGGTTATAACAAGAGTTGAGCCTAACAAAGGTTTGATTATGAGACACTCAGATATTGGATACGATAGTTGGGATTATAAAACAAAGAATGGGCCAAAAGTTGGTAATTCTTTAAGAGTTCATTTCCCTATTCAAGTTGATGATGATTGTGTATTTACACAAGTTGGTTTAGATGGTACTACAGAAGAACATCGATTGAAAACCGCTAACTATTATTATATGGATAAAAGAAAACCACATTGGGTGGAGAATAAATCCGATAATTATAGATTCCATGTCATTATGGATATCGAGTGTGAACAGAAACATTTAGATGCCTTACTTTAATTTCGATACACCTATAGAAGAACATACTTGTGGTGAAAACAAAGTATGGGTTAAAAGAGATGATTTACTTAATGGTGATTTAGATTTACCACCGTGGGCAAAGATGGAAGGTATCAAACGAGTATTAGAAAGTGGAGATTTAGATAAATCAATACCTATAATACATTTATCTGTTCGAGTAAGTTATAGTGGATGGGCACTTGCTTACATCGGAAGAGAATTAGGATATGATATTAAGATTGCTTATCCTGATTCAAAAAATTATCCAAAAGAAATATTGGATAAAATAAAACAATATGGAGCTGAATTAGTTCCTGTGAAACCAAATCTACTTGATATTGTAAACACTTATGTAAAAAGAGTTGCGGATGAAAAGGGTTATCAACAAATGCCTTATGCATTTAATCATCCAGCTTATATTGATTACTTTAGTGAACGAATGAAAACAATACAAGAAGAATATGATTTCGATAATATTGTTATAAATGCTGGAAGTGGAGTTACTGGTTCAGCCTTATTAAAAGGTTTTATGGATTATGATAACTTCATTCCACAAAAAAAGGCTTACTTGATTACTACAGCAGGAAAACAATCAATAGAACGAATGTTAAAAAAGTGGGATATGTATCATCATAAAAATGTATTCATATCAGAAACAGAACACGATTTCTTTGATGGTATGGATTGGTTGGAAACACCATTTCCTTGTAATGGCAATTGGGATAAGAAAGCTTGGTTTTGGTTACAAAATAATAAATTAGAGGGCAAGACTTTATTCTATAATCTCGGTGGAGAAAATATGGAAAATATTGCGAAAAAAGACTTGACTTTAATATAAAAAATTTTGTATATTTGACAGTAAATTAAATTGGGAAAATACAAAGGTTACAAAATGAAAAACTTAACAGAACAACAATTACTTGATAACTATCAGCGATTACTTAATGTAGTTGAAGAAAACTTTTCAGGTGATAGAAAAGATAAGATACTTGAGATGTACAAGTTCTTTGAAGATAGAATAGTTGTAGCTCCCGCTTCTGGTAAACCTAATTATCACTTTTGTTTCGTGGGTGGATATGTAGAACATGTCTTACACATCGTAGAAACTGCAAAAGAGTTAGTTAAGGTATATGAGAAAGTTGGTGGTACAATAGATTTTACAATGGAAGAATTAGTATTCACAGCTCTACATCACGACTTAGGTAAAGTTGGTGATTTAGATGGTGAGTATTATCTACCACAAGATGATGATTGGAGACGAAAGAAACTAAATGAGTGGTTCACACAAAATACTGATATATCATATATGAGTGTTACGGATAGGGCTCTTTATTTACTTCAACACTTTGGAATTAAGATTACACAACAAGAGTGGATTGGTATTAAGTGTAGTGATGGTATGTATGATGATGCAAATATTCAGTACTTTAAAACATTCAAACCAGAACACGCTTTCGAAAGTGCTCTACCATACATAATACATTGGGCAGACCATATGGCGACTGTTACTGAAAAATCACAATGGAAACATCAAGAAGATGTTAAAACCAAAAAGGTAAACAAATCAGTTGGTAATATTAAACAAGCAGTAAAAACTGAAGTAGAAACTAAACTCACAGGTGATTCACCAAAGGATTTATTTGATGAGTTGTTTGGAGAGAAAAAATGATAGTAGAAATAATACTTGGTTGTTTAGCAGTTACATTTGGATACACAACATTTAACCTTACGAGAAAAGTAGAGAGGTTAGAAAGTTGGGTTGAAGATTATGCAGCTAGATTAACCATAACAAAAAATGTACTCGATGAATTAGATTCAGAGGGTAAGTTTGAAGCCGATGATGAAATCGGAACTGTGTTTCAAGGAATCAAAGAAACAATTACTGAATTAGAAACTATAACTGAAAAGGATATATAATGCCAAGAAAAGCAAAAAAAGGTTCAACAAGATATTACTTCACCGATTCAACAGAACAAGCGGTTATTCGTCATAATAAAGAAAAACGAGCTCATATGAGAGAACGAATTTATAATGAACATATTCGTACACCATTTGAAAAGTTGGCAGAAAACATTATTCATACATTTAAGTTTTATTACTTTGATGTTCCAAGTGAAGATGTGAAACACGAGGTTGTAAGTTTCTTGTATATGAACATGCATAAGTTTACTGAGGGTAAGGGTAAGGCATTCTCATACTTTAGTATTGTTGCTAAGAACTATTTGATTCTACATAACAACAATAACTACAAACGAATGAAACAACACGATGGTGAAGAAGTTACAGATTACAAACGAGACCCAATTACTGAAATGAGGAATACAGAATTTAATAGTGTTCAAGTAGAGTATTTAGAAACTCTTGCGGAATATTGGAAAAATAATTTAACCACAGTCTTTAAACGAAAGAAAGATTTAGATGTTGCGAATGCAGTTATTGAGTTGATTGATATGAGACATAATATCGAGAACTTTAATAAGAAGGCATTATATATCTTGATTCGTGAGATGACAGGTTCCAACACACAACACATTACTCGTGTTATCAATGTGATGAAGAAACATCACAATCAATTACATAAAAGATTTTTGGCTACTGGTTCAGTAGATACCAAATTTACTGGTAGTTGGTTCTAAAAAATGGCCCATTCGTCTATCGGTTAGGACATCAGGTTTTCATCCTGAAAAGAGGGGTTCAATTCCCCTATGGGCTTCAACAAAGGTTTTGTAATAAACAGATGAGGTAAATGATGGAGTTTACAAGTTACTTAGTGATTGCAGGATTTGCAGTTGCTGGATACTTTTTGGTGAAATACTTTCAACGAGGAGTATAAAATAAAAAAGGGCAGTATTTCTACTGCCCTTTTTATATTCATCCGATTAGTACTATTTACGGAATAAACCCACTAACACCAACAAAGCGACTAATCCAGCAAATCCAGATTCGCCGAATGTGTTGATTATAGATGTTAGATTACCAATAACATTAACGCCGAAGATACCACTTCCAAAGATAACTTCAGAAATCGCACCTATGGCTACAAAAGATAAAAGAAGATGAGCTAAGTCATCTACATATCCTTTGACGAGTGTTATGATTTCCTTCATATGGTCTTTCTCCCGTTTATTTGTATTATGGTCGGATTTTCACCGACTCGTATAATAATTATGATATATATTGAATTTTTATGTTCAGTATATATTTATATACCTGAATTTTTTAACAATCTTATATTTATTATTGATTAATTACAGGTAAAATTATGGCGATAGATTACGAAATATTCGAGGGTAAAACCTTATCAGATGTGTTCAAAGACATCTATGATAATTCCAAACGAAACAAAGAACAATTAGAAGTATTAATGAAAGAAGTAGTTGGATTTATTAAAGATGGTGATACCGCTGTGCAAATTATTCCTATGTTAAAAGAATACTTAGAAATAAATGTAAAGAATGATGAACAATTAGTTAAGTTGGCTACTATTGTACAGAGATTAGCACAAGCGAGTAAACAAGGTGATAGTGAAGGTGAATTCGGATTAACAGAAAAAGAAAAAGAACAATTAATGCAAAACATTGAAAATACAGTCAATGAGTTACAAGACCATAGTGATAACATTTCAGCAAAGGTAAATTAATGTCATATACAAAGGAACAACTATCTTCACTTGCAACAAGTAGAGGTAGGGATAACAAACTTCAAAGTTTGGATTCTGTATTTAAGGCAATTCGACAAGTAAGAGATAGAGTAGCTGCAGAGTTTTTTGAAATAGAAGCGTTCGAAGTATTAGAAGTTAATATAGACCCTGAAAAACCATCCTTTCCAAAAAAAGATGGAAAACCTGATTATGATATGTTAGGTTCAGTAAAGGGTAGATATCTTATTTCAGAATTTGAAGCTAACATAGATAGATGTAAAAACTTTAGACCACTAAATATGAATAACAATCAGTATCCTTTGGTTGGCGAAATATGTGCTGGTATAGAATTATTTGGACAAAGATTTTATTTTTCACCAACAAATCTTTTTGGAAATACTCATCAAAATACTAAACACGGAATAAGTGGTGGATTAAATAAAAATAGTTTAGTATCTAAAAAGGGATACACTACAGCACAAGATAGTTCAGGAAAAAAGACTGGATATTATTCTAATGATTTAACACCATATAAACCTTTACTACCTTTTGAAGGTGATACAATTTTTAATGGTAGATATGGACAAAGTATTAGAATTGGTAGTGATAAGAAAAAGAACTCAAATATTCTTTTAAGTGTTGGACACGAGTTCAAAGAAAATGATGATTTTAAATTAGAGAGTCCAGATAATGATGGTGCGAGTATTTATGTTGTGAATCACAAATTAAGTGAAGAAGAAAAATTAAAATTTACACCAGGTAAAGAATCAAAAGTAGTTACTGAATTAGATTCTTTTAGTGAACCACAAATTTATATGGGTGCGAATAGAATTATTTTAAATACAAAACAAAAAGGTGATATTTATTTAAGTAGTAATAATAACATAGCAATTAGTTCAGTAAATAATGTTGTGATTGAGGATAGAAAAACACAAATAGGTTCAACAAGTGCTAATGAACCATTGGTGTTAGGAAATAAAAATGCAGATGCTTTAACGGAAATACATAAAGCGTTAAATGCGATTAATCAGGTATTAAGTGCTGGTTTAGTACAAACTGTACCATCAAATATACCTGTTGTAGTTGGTCCAGCTGGAACATCACCATTCCAACAATCCACATCTGCGGCTGGTGAATTAGGAAAGTTAATACCGAAAACTAAAAGTGAAGCACACTTTACTGAAAAAGGAACAAAATCATAGGAGTGAATAATGACTAAAAAAGACCTTGTAAAAATAATACAAGAAGTTGTGAGAAGAGAAGTACAAAAAGAGGTGAAGAAGATATTTATTAAGGAGAATAAATCTTCTCTAAAATCTCTTGCACCAAAACCCAAGAAAGTTACAAAACCAATTCAGAAAAAAGAACAAGTTCAATATACAGATAATTTAGAGTTGAATAAAGTTCTAAATGAAACAGTAGGTTTAAGTAATGGTGATTCAGAGTTTGATGAATATCCAACAATGGGCGGTGGAGCATTTGATTCTTCAAGAGCTACCGAATTATTAGGATATGGTGATTCAATGAGAGCTGGTGGTGATAAAGAAACACAACGAAATATGATAGCCGCACAAACATTAAGAGAAAAGAATGTAACTGTAGATGATGTGCCTAAATCATTAGTAAATGCTTTAACAAGAGATTATAGTGATTTAATGAAACACGATAAATTCAAGAGTAAAAAATAATGGCTGAAAATGTAACCACAACAAATAATCCATCTGTAAGAACTATCAATGAAGATAGTGATGCATTTTTTGGATTAACTTTACCACTTGAGTATAAAGGTGGTAGTGTTGGGTTCTTTCATAGAGCTTCTACACTTCTTGAACAAGCTAGAAGTAATATAAAAAATCTTCTACTTACAAGAAAAGGTGAAAGGGTTGCTCAGCCAAATTTTGGTACGGATTTATTTATAATATTATTTGAACAAATAGATGGTTCACAAGATATACCAGATAGAGTAGAACAAGCGATTAGAGAAGCTGTTGATTTCTGGTTACCATATGTTACAGTAGAAGCTGTATTTACATCTTTTGAACCAGATTTAAATCAAGTAATAGTTGAACTAACATTTTCTGTGAATGTAAATGATGAAGAAGCAATTGATACAATCACATTTGAATTTAATGGAGTAGGATAATGCCAATAGATGTAGAATACGGAACAAATATAAAAAAAGAGAAAAAGAAAGTAAAGTATCTTGGTAGAGATTTTAGTTCAATAAGACAGAACCTTATTGAGTTTGCTAAATCATACTATCCAACAGCGTATAATGATTTTAATGAATCATCACCAGGTATGATGATGATTGAAATGGCTGCGTATGTTGGTGATGTATTATCATACTATGTTGATAATCAATATCGTGAAACTTTATTACATAGTGCAGAAGAAAAGAAAAACATTTTTAAGATTGCACAATCATTTGGATATAAACCAAAACTTAGTTCACCTGCGAGTGCAGTTTGTGATTTCAGTATAGAAGTTCCAGCTGTAGTAGAGGGTGATACATATGTACCAGATACTAATTATGCACTTAAAGTAAATGCTGGTAGTATGTTTTCAAGTAGAAGTGGTAGAACATTTAGATTAAAAGATGATATTAATTTTAAATCCAAAACAGCTTTTGATGCTCGAGTGGATAGAATTAATAGATATTCTGGTGATACACCATCACATTTTAAATTAACGAAAAAAGGTATCGTTGAAAGTGGTAAAAGAAATACAGAAACATTTGTATTTGGTAGTGCTGTAAAATTTGATAAAGTACTTTTAAATAAACAAAATGTTATTGAAATTGTATCAGTAGTTGATGATGATGGAAACACTTGGTATGAAGTTCCTTTCTTGGCACAAGATACTGTATTTGTTGATGTAGAGAATAACTCTACTAACACACCTGATGTATCTGCACAATTAAGTTCAGCACCATTTATGTTAAAATTATTAAAAACATCAAATCGTTTCACTACATACGCTCGTAGTGATGGAAAAACAGAATTAAGATTTGGAGCAGGTATTAGTTCAAATGCTGATGAAGAGATTATACCTAATCCAGATAATGTTGGTAGTTCACTTGGTACAGGTTTATCTAAACTTGATGATTCCTTTGACCCAAGTAATTTCTTAAAGACAAAAGCTTTTGGACAAGCTCCAAGTAATATTTCATTGACTGTAACTTATACTTATGGTGGTGATATTAAAGATAATGTTGTTAGTGGAGAAATTTCAAGTGCTGATAATTTAACTCTTACTTTAAATGAAGAGGGATTAGATGCTACTGAAGTTCAGAACACAAAACAAGGTTTAAGTATCACAAATCCTGAACCTGCAACAGGTGGTTCTGAAGGTGAAACACCAGAACAAGTTAGACAAAATGCATTAGCATATTTTAATTCTCAGAATAGAGCAGTTACACGAGAAGATTATGTTACAAGAATATATTCATTACCACAAAAGTATGGTGCAGTTGCAAAAGCTTATATTGTTCAAGATGAACAATTAGAATTAAATACAAAAACAATTATAAAAAATAATAAAATCAGTCTTAATAAAGGAACTCAAATTGTTCCTAATCCATTAGCATTGAATATGTATTTGTTAGGATATAATTCAAACAAACAATTAGTAACTTTGAATGAAGCAGTTAAACAAAATCTAAAAGTTTATCTTTCACAATACAGAATGCTTACTGATGCTATAAATTTAAAAGATGGATATATTGTTAATGTATCTTGTAGATTTTCAATTGTTACACAAAGAGGATATAATAAAAATGAAGTATTGTTGAAATGTGTAGAAGCTGTAAAGAAACATTTCACTATTGATAATTGGCAAATTAATCAACCGATTGTATTAAGTGATATTGCTTATCAAATCTCATTAGTGGATGGTGTGGCAAGTGTAGTTCCACCTGAAGAAGATAATCCTAATAAAAATATTGTGGTTATAGAAAACAAATATAAAACCGCAGATGGATATAGTGGACATGTTTATGATATAACATCAGCTACAAAAGATGGTGTTATTTATCCATCATTAGACCCAAGTATATTCGAACTTAAATACCCGAATACAGATATTGAGGGTAGAGTAATAGGAGACATTTAATGCATTATTTTGAATATCCAATAACCGATACAACAATTTATGAGGGTAGTGTAACTTCATCAAGAAACACAGGTTTAGATGAAATACTTGAAGTTAATAAAATTGTAAATTCAACAGGTACGACAGTAAATGTTTCAAGAATATTAATGAAGTTTGATTATACTTATATTTCATCATCAATACAAAGTGGTATTATACCAAGTGATGCAAAGTATTATTTAAATTTATATGATGCTAAATCAGAAGAATTGGCAGTAGAACAAACTTTATTCGCTTATATTGTTAGTGGAAGTTGGAGTGGTGGTACAGGTAGATTAGATTCAGACCCTGCCATTAGTGATGGAGCAAGTTGGAAGTATCGTGATAATGATACAACAAAAACTGCTTGGGTTGGTGATAGTACAACACAAGGTGGAACTTGGTACACATCAAGTTTAGGTGCAGAATATGAAGTTAGTTCATCATACAGTTTAGTTTATGAAACTGAAGATATAAGAATGGATATTACTGATTTGGTAAAGAATCATATCTATAGTGGTTCAACCTATCCAAACTATGGCTTCATTATTAAAAGAGAAAATTTACACACATCATCAAGTAGATTTAGTATCTATGACCCAACAACAGCGACTGGTTCTGCTGAGGGTAATGAAGACCAACTTGGAAATTTACAATTTTTCTCAAGAGAAACACATACAATCTTTCCACCAAAATTAGAAGTTGAGTGGGACGATAGTTCTTTCTCAACAGGAAGTTTAAGTGCCTTAAGTGCAGATGATTTAGATAGATTAAAAATTTATTTTAAAAATTTAAAACCAGAATATAAACAAAAATCAAAAGTAAAATTTAGATTTGTTGGTAGAGAGTTGTATCCAACAAGAGGCTTTGATACAACACCAGCCGCCCTAACAGTCAAATACTTACCAAGTGGTAGTAGAAGTTTAGGACAAGGTACATATTATTCTGTAAAGGATGCTGAAACAGAAGATGTGATAATACCTTTCAGTACAGGTTCTATTGTAAGTTGTGATTCCACAGGTAATTACTTTAACTTATGGATGGATGGTTTCCAACCTGAAAGATTTTATAGATTTGAAATTAAAGTAGTTAGTGGTAGTGGAGCTGATGAAACTTCAATGATATATGATGATGACTTTCAATTCAAAATAGTGAGATAATAAATGCCTTATAAATTAAATTCTAAAGAGGCTTTTAAATATGAAACATATAGAAACATATTTGAAGCAAATAGAGAAGAACAATTAAGATTAGCTGAAAAAGAATATAAAAGAATGCAAATCTCTGGTTCTACTCTTGATGCATCACCACATTTAAGAGATGAAGAGGGAGTATTATTATCATACGAAAGTCCAGATAATGAAGTAGATTCTATAAAAGAACCATATTCGAATGTAAGATTATTAATTAATCAAAAAGTTGGAACAGAAGATAGAGTTCTTAAATTTTTTGGTAATGATATACAATTTAATGATATATTTCCAAAAGAACCAGAACCTGTAGAACTAACAGCTGAAACGGACCCTGAACTACAAACTGAACTTGATACATATAGAGAACTAAATGCTCAATTAAGAGGAATCATAGGTAATGGTGGTGAATCAACATCAACAACAGAGTCTGTAGCAAATTCATCAGAAATTAAAAAACAAAACGCTCAAAAGAACTTATTAAGTAACTTGAAAAAGTTAGGTGGAAAAATGAGAATGCAACTTTCAAAAATATTTGGATTAAGATAATCAATGTTAAATTACGGATTAAAAGAAAAAGATAAAGTTCAATTAGAACATCCTAAATCAGTTTATACTGGTTGGGGTAGAGATTCTCGTGATTATTTAAAACTACTTATTTATAATTTAAATGATGAGAAAATAAATGAAATAGTTCTTCGTCCAGCAGATGTTGTATTCACTACTGATACCACAATAGATATTGATGTAGGTTCTCACATTAGAGAGTTAGGTTATCGTGAAGGTGAATTTAAATTTCAATATTTGTTTTTCAGATATATGGCTGGTAATGAAGATACAGTTTTTATAAATCAAAAAGGATTCATTAATGTTGGTAAAGTACAAACACGAGTTGTAAATGGTAAACCTAAATATTATACCGTAAAGGGTGGTAAAGCTAGATTACAAGATGAATTAGAAGTTAAAGAATTAAAATATGTTATAAAAGAAATATCACCTAATAGAGATGAAATAAAAGTTGATGTTCAAGATATTAGTAATTTAACATATAAAAGAGATTTCGCCGCTATAAATAAAGATATAGTTTATACACCTAAAAAAATCAATCCAACGGATGGCGAAATAAGGTTTGATAAAAATGACCCAAATGTTTTAATATTTGAACCAGCTACTAAAGAAAGAGGATTTACAGATTCTATGGTGGGTGGACAAATAGTTATTCGTGGTATGTATGAATATTTAAAAGTAGAACCTGAAACAAAGGAACCAATACCTACACCAGACTTACCAACAGATGAAGATAACAAACCACAACCTATTAAACCATTTTTAGATATTATAGGTTACAAAGACCCTATAAAATATATATTTAAACCTAAAGAATTAATAAGACAAAATAGATATACTGCTTTAAGTTCGGCAGAAGAACAAGAAGCGTATGAAGAGTATAATAGAAACGATACATATGGTAGTGTTTGTTTTGTTGGTGATACAAAAATAAAATTAAGTAACAATCGTACTATACCTATTCGTTTAATGAAACCAGGTATGAAAGTTAAAACTCAACAAGGGTATGCGAAAGTATTAAAAGTATTAAAAGATAATAAACCTTACGGAGATAAATTAGTAAGATTTGGTAAACTTATCACAACAGACCATCATCCAATTTATCATAAAGGTAAATGGTTTATGGCTAATGAAATTGGTGAAGAATTTTTATCAGAACCATTATCAGTTTGGAATTTATTATTAGATAAACATCACACAATATACGCTAATAATGTTGTTTGTGCTACAATGAATAAATGGAAATCCGATGATACTAAACATTGGAGTGAAAGATTTTTTGAATCAAGAAATAGATTTAAGATGTTACGACCTGCTGGACCAATACCTGGTGGTGGTTTAACAGGTGGTGGATTTGGTGAAGATGGATTTGAAAGTCAAGCTGATTTGGCATCAGAAGAGGGACTTGGATTAACTGTAGGTTCAGGTGTATCAGCATTTACACCAAATGAAATTATTGTAGAAGAGGAATTAGAACCTATAACAAGAGAGTTTATTGATGAGATATCAGAAAAAGATGATTTAATAGACTCTGATATTATACCAGGTGGCCGGCCACCAGACCCAAGTTTTCCAAGACCATTTCCTGAAGAGGAACTAATAAAATTTATACCATCAAAATCACCAACACCTGTACCAATAGATTATCACGCTAAAATTACAGAGGTATTGGATTACAATAGAGTTCGTGTAGATACTTCATATGAAGATGGTGCTGATGATGCTGGACATAGTGGAGAAGATAATTCAAGAAAAAGATTTTCTGATTGGTATGTAAACTTCAGAAAAGCTAAAGTAGGTAGATTAAACACTTATATGGTTAGTGATGAGGGATTACATTTATGTTTAAGTGTATTGGATTCACCAGATGTAATTGATACAGATGATGTGGATTTACGACCTCTTTCAGACCAAACTGCTAGATATTTTAAATTATATGAACCATTACCAGATTCATTAGAAAAAGGTGATTTGGTTTATTTTGCAGAAGAAAAAATGGAACCATATTCAGATGTAATTAGATTAATTCCATTTATTGATGATGATAGAGATGAGTTATTTCTTAGAGTTCCTAATGTAGAATCTATGGATAATCCAATTACTTTTAGAGGTACTAATTTTAAAAACAGAACGGATTTAATCGGTACTGATGATAGCACAAAAGAAAGTATTACAAACTCAGTTTTCTCAAGTAGTTTATTAGATGTACAAGTAAATGTAGATTATCAAAAAAGAACAGATAAATTTGGTGTTGATGTTACTGATTATGGATTTAGTAACTTTGTTAATTTTAGTTCAGCTAAACTTCGTTTAAAAAACTTTAAAAAGAAACTTGAATTAATAGAATTTTATACAAGTTCAAGTTCAGCGATTAATGATGTAACAGGTTCATCGGATACTAAGAGTGAATTTGATTTAAATAAAAGAAGAATTATAAATTCATTTGACCCTTATGAGAATTTCTTATATACCGTTTCATCAAGTTATGCTTCAAGTTCAGTAGGTGAGTTTTATGATTCATCTTGGCCAAAATCAAACTCAACATCACCATATACATTAAATGCTGTTACAAGTTCTGAGGGTATTTCTTGGTATAATACTTGGATTAATTATGCGGAAGATTATGATAGAGGTAATCGTGATAGATTAGTGAATAATTTACCAACACATATTACTAATGATACACAAAATAAAGTATTTATAGATTTTATGGATATGGTAGGTCATCAATTTGATGAAACTTGGACTTACTTAAAACACTTTACAGATGTAAATGAAAGAGTGAGTAAAGTTAGTGAGGGTATATCAAAAGATATTGTACAAGAAGTTGCTAAAAGTATGGGATTTGAAGTTATCAATGGTAATGATTTAATAATCTTACCTGAATATCTATTAGGGAAAGATATAGATGGTGGAGCTTTATACGAATCACCACAAGAAACGGTAACGGAAGAAGTGTGGAAACGAATACTTGCTAACTTACCTTTCTTTATGAAAACAAAAGGAACAAAAAGAGCTATTAAAGGATTGTTAAATTGTTATGGTATTCCAAGTTCTATATTAAGAGTAAGAGAATATGGTGGACCTGATAAAGGAACAGCTGTTGGATATGAAGTAAAAAGAAAATTCACATATGCTTTAGATTTTAAATCAAATGAATATCTAAGATTGCCGTGGAAAGATACTGCTGATAATATTAAACCAGAAACAATAGAATTTAGATTTAGAAGTCCTGAATCTAAAAATCAAGTTATTGTTGAATCAGAAGATAAATGGGCAATAGAATTAA